GGATTTGGAGGCATTGGAATACACAGTGTGTTCGTCCATATTGATATGCGCAGTGTTGACGGTAATGCTAAACCTGTAATGTGGTTGTACTGAGTGACTGACTTAAATGTCTCACTCCTGCCGTGGCAACAAAAGGTATGGAATGATCCGGTAAGGTTTCAAGTAATAGCTGCTGGTAGACGTACAGGTAAGTCTCGTTTAGCTGCGTGGAAGTTAATCATTGAAGGTTTAGCTGCTACTAAAGGTAGTGTCTTCTATGTAGCTCCTACGCAGGGTCAGGCTAGAGACATCATGTGGGACATGCTGCTTGAGTTAGGCAACCCTGTGATAGCCTCCAGTCATGTCAATAACTTACAGATCAAGTTAGTGAATGGTGCTACCATAGCCCTAAAAGGCGCTGACAGACCAGAGACCATGCGTGGTGTCAGTCTTAAGTTCTTGGTTATGGATGAGTATGCTGATATGAAGCCAGAGGTGTGGGAGCAGATCCTGAGACCTGCATTGGCGGATCAGAAGGGTTCAGCGATGTTCATTGGTACTCCAATGGGCCGTAACCACTTCTATGACTTATATACGTATGCCTGTGTATCCGATGACGATACATTTGCTGGTTATCACTTTACAAGCTATGACAACCCTCTTCTTGACAATGCAGAGATTGAGGCAGCTAAGAAGTCCATGTCTACCTTCTCCTTTCGACAGGAGTTTATGGCATCCTTTGAGGCTCAGGGTAGCGAGCTATTTAAAGAAGACTACATTAAGTTTGATGATGAGGAGCCAAAGGGTGGTGAGTATTATATTGCTGTCGATTTGGCAGGATTTGCAGATGTACAGAAAGTCACGACCAAGACTAAACGCTTGGATCAGACGGCTATCTCTGTTGTTAAAGCAAGTGAGAACGGATGGTGGGTTGCTAATATCATCCATGGCCGTTGGGGCGTCGAAGAGACTGCACGAAAAATCTTTGAAGCAGTTAGAGACTACCGACCAATTGCGGTTGGCATCGAGAAAGGAGCGTTAAAGAACGCTGTATTCCCGTACCTCAATGATCAGATGAAGAAGAACCAAAGATTCTTCCGTATCGAAGAGCTTACTCACGGTAACAAGAAGAAGACGGATCGTATCGTATGGGCGCTGCAAGGCCGCTTTGAACACGGTACAATAACACTTAACAAGGGCAGTTGGAATAGTCAGTTCCTAGATGAACTCTTCCAGTTCCCTAACCAGTTAGTCCATGATGACTTAATAGATTCCTTGGCGTATGTAGATCAGTTAGCTAAAATTGCGTATGCTTTTGACTATGAAGAAGATGACTATCAATTTTTAGATAAATACTCAGGGTATTAACTATGGATTTTGAAAAGAACGAACATTTCTCGATTGAGCAAGATGTTGAAGGATGGGTAATGGAGAAGTGTCAGGAGTGGCGTGATCACTTTGACTCTAACTATTCAGAAACCTTTGATGAGTATTATCGCCTATGGCGTGGACAGTGGGCTTCCGGTGACAGTACCCGTGAGTCGGAACGCTCTAAGATTGTCTCTCCCGCGCTACAACAGGCTGTTGAGTCATCCGTAGCTGAGCTAGAGGAAGCAACCTTTGGCCGTGGCAAGTGGTTTGATCTTAAAGACGATAAGATGGATCAGAACTCTGCTGACATTGTTATGTTACGTGAGCATCTTTATGCTGACTTTAAGCGCGACAAGGTGCGTAAGGGTATTGCAGAGTGTATCCTAAATGCTGCTGTATTTGGCACAGGTATTGCTGAGATAGTGATGACTGAGGAAAAGGAACAAGCTCCAGCTACTCAGCCTATCATGGGTGGAGAGCTACAGGCAGTTGGTGTTACTATACGTGACCGTACCGCTGTAAAGATTAAGCCTATCATGCCACAGAACTTCCTGATTGATCCTGTTGCTACTTCCGTTGAGGAAGCACTAGGCGTTGCTGTAGATGAGTTTGTATCTCGACATGTCGTTGAGCAGCTACAGGAACAAGGTGTCTACCGTGATGTAGATATTGAGGAAGCTGCACCTGACTTAGACATTGAACCAGATCAAGAGCTAACTGTCTTTGCTGACAACAAGGTACGCTTGACTAAGTATTATGGTCTTGTTCCTCGTCACCTTCTTGATGAAGCTATGTTGGAGGAAGAAGACGAAGTAATTGCTGAGTTAGTGGATGAAGAAGAAGATGAAAGCTATTATGTAGAAGCTATTATTGTCATTGCTAATAACGGTACTCTTCTTAAGGCTGAGAAGAACCCGTACATGATGCAGGATCGCCCTATCGTTTGTTTCCCTTGGGATGTCGTCCCTAGCCGCTTTTGGGGCAGAGGAGTATGTGAGAAAGGCTATAACAGCCAGAAGGCGTTAGACGCAGAGCTACGCGCTCGTATCGATGCCCTTGCTCTCACTATTCACCCAATGCTGGCAATGGATGCTTCACGGATGCCTAGAGGCGCTAAGCCTGAGGTCAGACCGGGGAAAGTTATCCTTACCAACGGTGATCCACGAGAGATCCTACAGCCATTTAACTTTGGTAATGTTAGTCAAATTAGCTTTGCACAGGCCGATGCCCTACAACGCATGGTACAGACCGCTACAGGCGCTATAGACTCAGCCGGTACATCAGGGTCTATTAACGGCGATGCGACCGCTGCGGGCATCTCTATGAGCTTAGGAGCGATCATTAAGCGTCACAAGCGCACATTGATCAACTTCCAAGAGTCTTTCCTTATTCCTTTCGTTACTAAAGCTGCACATCGCTATATGCAGTTTGAGCCTGAGATGTATCCTGTTGCTGACTACAAGTTTGAAACATCAAGCAGCTTAGGCATCATTGCACGAGAGTATGAGGTTACACAGCTTGTACAGTTGCTACAAACTATGTCTCCAGACACGCCTATGTACCCACAATTGGTACAGTCAATCATTGACAACATGAACTTGTCCAATCGTGAAGAGCTTATTGCTTCCCTTAAGCAGGCTAATGAGCCTAATCCAGAAGCACAGCAGGCACAACAGGCTTCTCAGCAAGCAGCTATGGCTCTACAGGCTTCACAGGCTGCTGCACTGAACGGACAGGCACAAGAGTCCGCAGCAAGAGCACAGAAGCTCACAATGGAAGCTCAGGCCATCCCACAGGAGCTTGAAATTGACCGTATTAAGGCTGTAACAAGCAATTTACAGGTTGGTGATGCTGATGATAAAGAGTTTGAGAGACGCATTAAGATGTCCAAAGAGATGCTAAAAGAGCGTGAAATAGCGGTAAAAGAGGGCAATATAGCTCCTCCAGAGCCTGCACAGCCAGTAGCTCCACAGCAGCCACAACCACCACAAGGACAATTCCCACAATGATATTAACAGGTAAGATGTTTGAAGACGCGCTTGCGCAGATTAACGAAGCCTTTGCTGAAGTAAATAAAAAGGTTGACAAACTACAAACAGAGGTAAAGACCCTGACACAGGAGAAAGCCAATGGCAACGCCAAGAAAGGGCAAAGCAAAGGTTAAGGTAACAGCTAGTGGTAAGAAGGTAAGCTATGGGCAAGCAGGTAAAGCTAAAGATGGAGGTTCCCGTGTAAAACCGGGGACTTCCAAAGGTGACAGCTACTGTGCTAGAAGCTTAGGTATTAAGAAGGGCTTATCGAAAGCTAAACAGAACGACCCTAACACTCCCAATAACCTTTCCCGTAAGCGGTGGAAGTGTTCCGGTGCTAAATCTAAAAAGTGAGGTGTTAAATGAAGTGTTCATCATGTGGTAGCAGCCATACAAAGAAAGGCAACAAGATGCCTATTAGAGGCCAACGGTCTGTAAAGAACAAGACATCTACAGCTAAGAAGAAAAACAAGAAATAACTCTTGACTTTGACTCTAAAATATGCTATACTATACCTTAGTATACTTTACTAATATTTAAACATTAACTTAAACTGTCCTAAAGGATAAACAGTATGATTGATAAAGAACTAGAAAACTACTACCGCGCTTACCGTGATATGTTTATGTCAGATGGCTGGAAGCAGCTCCAAGAAGACCTGATGTCAAACGCTAATATTATTAATTCGGTAGAGGCTTGTAAAGACGGTAATGATTTGTCTTTCCGCAAGGGCCAATTGGCTATTATAGGAAACATTGTAAATCTTGAACAACAAATTACCCTTGCTGAAGAACAAGCAAACGAAGAAGATGAAGTAGAAGAAGCTGCTTAATGCGTCTTCTTTTTGACTTTGAGTGTGCAGGAGGGCATATTGAGGAACACTTTGTATCTTCGGATACTAGAGAAGTAGAGTGTCCTCACTGCCACAAACCTGCACAAAGGATTCAGTCTCCTGTTCGCTCAACTCTTGATCCTGTCTCTGGTGACTTTAAGAAAGCCACTAACAAATGGATGAGGAACCGCGAACAGAAGTTGAAGCAAGAACGTAAGGCCAACTCTTAATTTAATAAGAAGCTTTACATAATACACCTCCATAATGATTTAATCACGGAGTTTAATAATGGCGACATTATACGACGAGCGTCTAGAAGACGATGAACCAGTAGACAACATTGAAGAAGTAGCCGAACATCAGGAACCTGTTGAACAGGAGACTCCTGCTGAGGAAGAAATCCCTGAGAAGTATCAAGGAAAGAGCGTTACAGATATTGTAAGGATGCACCAAGAGGCTGAGAAGCTTTTAGGTAGGCAAAGCTCAGAAGTAGGGGAGTTACGATCAGTTGTTGATAGTTACATCCAGACACAACTCGACACCACAACAGCAGCACCAG